TAGATACTGACCATCTTTGTAGTACCTGTTAACTTGATAATCTTCAAGATTTTCAGCTGCCTGACGGTATTTAGCTAGTTCCTGCGCAGGGATATCAAACTTACCGTTGATGGCAACATTTGCCTTTTCATCTTTCCATTGGAATGGAAGAGATGTCAGTCTGGTTTCAACACCACTTAGACTAGATAGGAACTTTGACCTCTGTTCTTGAATCATTTGTTCCATCTCTGTGTCTACTACTGGTTGTTGTTCAACCACCTGTTGTTTTGACAACTCAGGTAATTTAATATCCTGAGCTAAACTATCAAAGAACTCCTTCGCTTCAGTCACATCTGACTTTATGCGCTGGGACAATTTTTTCTGTTCTCTTTTGAGCTTTGCCTCATCTACTGAATACTCGTCAATTGTATATGACTCAGCGTATTCAGCCTCAACATCATCATCATCAAACTCTGGGTTATTTGCTCTTATGTATGCTTTTAGAACATCCTCATCACTCATGCTCTTTACTTCCTGAGCGAATTGTTTTGTTCCAAGTATTTCAAATAATTCTTCTGTTTTACCTTCAAGCAGCATTGCATAAACTTGCTCACTGAGTTCGTTCTCAAACTTAGGCTTCGCTTGATTTTCAATAGCTTCAACTATCTGCTCCCAGTTTTCAAACTTTCCACCTGTTTTTGTTTTAATGAACTCATCTTCATCTACAAAGTCATCATCCTGTACTACAGGTTCTGCTTGAGTTGCTTCTTGTTGTACAGGCTCTTGTACATCATTCTGTACAGGTTCTTGTACAACTTCCGGTTGTGGTTCTGCAACTGCTGGCTCCTTTATGTTTGACTTCCCGGACAGTAACGCTTCATAAGCGCTGCTATCTGTAGTCGTTTTAGGAGCAACAGAGCTAACCTCTTCGCTTGTCGTTTCATTTGTTAAAGAACTTTCTGGTTGTTGTTGTGGTGTAGCTTCTGCTACTTCTTGCGTTTTTGCTTGTACGTATTCCTGTACAATGTCTTTTGTTTCCATAAATTTTTGTTTTTAGGATGAACTTGTCCTTAAACTACGAAACAAATATATGTAAATTTTTGATAACCAAAACAAAAGAGCCCAGTAGAAACCTAATATTCAGGATGAACGTATGTTAGTAGATTATGTATAGCTGTTTTATTTTTAAAATTAAAAGCAACACATATATCTCTTAAAGTTCCTTTGTTCTTAATTATTTCATACATTTTATTAATATCATCTATTGTGAATTTTCTCCTAATCCCAGATGTATTAAACGCATGAATCATATTTTCCCTATGTGTCACCCATTCTAAATTTTCAACCCTATTATCACTCCTTACTTTGTTTATATGATTTACATAAGGTTTGTTGTCTGTGTTTGGTATAAACGAACTAGCTACACACCTATTAATTCTAATGCAATACTGTTTTCCTCCCTTATACATAGATACTGTATGATATCCTTGGTCATTAGTCTTTTTTCTCATTATCCTTCTTTTACCGTACTTTAAAGACGCTATTTCACCGGTATTACTAACCTCATAAAGACCTTCAAATCCAATAACTGGCTTCCATTCCATAGTGCATATTTTTTACAAATATACAAAAAAAAAGAGCCAAACGTAGAAACGTTTAGCTCGCAACCATGAAAACACGCATAAACAACCGAGTTATTCAGGAGTCTCCTCCTCTGTAATTTGTTCTGTAATCTGTTCTTGCGGAGCTTCTGCTTGCGCTGCCATTTGTTGGGTTGCAGCTTCCTGCATAGCAGCTTGCTCTAATAACTGAGGCTGAATTGCATTACCAAGAATAGTATCAGCGAAACGCTTGATGTCTTCTGGTAGTGGCTTTCCAGTTGCTATGGATGATGTATATAAACCTGATGAGTTCAACTTCTTTATCTCCTTCAGATTTACTCTTGTTCACAGCAACCTTTCCTTCTGAGGAGAGTTGTTCAAGCTGAGCATCAAGTTGTGCTTTGGCATTTGCTGATTGTTGTTGAATTTGTGCATTCATCTCAGCATTTCTTTGAGCCTGTTCCATTGCCTCTTTCTTAGACTTCTTAACGGCTCGTGACAGGTAGAGCTCTGCAAGTTTTGTATCTTCTATATTTTTAACCTTAAATGCTTGCTCGTATGAAATCATACCAGCTTGTAGCGCAGTGTTGAGTAGCTGATTAAGTTCTGACCTACTTGACGCATCGTTGATTAAATCAACTTTAACATCAAAGGTCATATCAAGCAAACTCATTTCGTACCCTTCAAACTCCTTGTACTTCTTAGACTTCAGCACTACGTTATCCCATAGCATCATTGAAATCTTTTTAGAAGTATCTTCAAGAAGTTGCATAGCGCCTTGATAGATATATTCTGTAGCATTGTTAGATGCTTGAATCTGATTTTCCATTACACCAAGACCAGTCTTCACAGGAATAGATGAACCATCTCTGTATTCAGAAATACCCATCTCCTCACGCATCCTATCAAGTTCAAAGTTGTATTGCTGGATAAGCACATTCAGCATTGTTACATTCTGATTTGAAGGAAGCGGTGTGATTGGTGGAGCTTTTCTTTCTCCATCGTCTCCTGTTGAATCCCAGTATACACGACCTGTTTGGTCCCATATCTTCATCAGCTTGAGTGGCTCTACTGAGTTTCCTAATCCCAAGTCTACATCACGCATTCCTGAGATATCAATCATGTATCCATCAGGACGCATAGTAGCAATCAACTGCTGCATCTTGAGTCGGATAACAATCATTTGACGGATAGGACTCATTGCCTTCTCAATCATTGAAGGAACTAAGTTTCCGTTAGCATTAGGGCATATGACAGAGTAGGAGAAAAATACATCTACACCATTTTGGTATGGTCTAATTTGATTAGGGCTGATATCCCACTTTAGCATGATAGGTGTATCGCAAACCCACAATCCCTGATAGATATTCATGCGTTTAGTTTCAATCACCTCACCTGCAATCTCTTGTCCGGCTGGAGCTACTGGTCTTCCTTGTTTAGGTACAACCAGCATATTTCCAAACCTGTTTTCTGTCTTAACTGAATATTCTACGTCTACTGTCTTTACTTCAAAGTCAAATACAAGAACAGCATAATCATCATAAGGTCTAATTTCTGTGTACTTGTATGAATCTTTCCAGTAAAGGTTTTCAGAACGCTTGAGTTCTCTTGATGCTTTTTGTGCGAGTTCAAACAAGGTTTCCTCGCTTACGTCATACTTTCTTCTGATAGAAGATATCTTCATTGGATATACCTCACCAATGTATGAAATATCTTTACCATTGTCTGTCTCGAACACGTTATAAATCATGTTCTCTGGCTTACAGCGCTTTACCCTGATATTGTCGTTTGCGTCATAGTAAAGCTTGGTACAGGCAAAGTTGGTGTCGATGATATCCCGAAGTACTTGTCTTTTGAGAATGGGATAGTCATTATCATCGAGGATTTTCTTAATTTTTTGCTCGAACATAATCTCCTCTGGAAGTCTATATTCAAGGTCGAAGTAGAGCGCCAAGTCATCTTCATCTTCTGGTATAAATTTATCTGATTCAATTTTCTCTCCTAGTTCAGCTTCAATAAGTTGTATCTTCTCCTTATTGTCCATTCTGAATTTAGCCTCCTGCTTCTCCATCTCTTTTGCACTAAGGCTGATGTCATCCGTAGCTTTTACGATTGGAGTTTCTCTTCTATTGAGAAAACCACCAAGCAGTATCTCTACAAACTTAGGAGCTATCTTAATTGGAGTCCAGTCTAGGTTGATATAAGATTGGTTTCCTTCTATTCTAAGAAGGTCCATAAATTCTTTCATTGTGTTTACGCCATACGAAAAATCTCTGTTGGCTTGCCATTGGCGGTAACGCTTTCCGTAATATCCGTCTGAGTTTCTATCAGCGCTATTAAAAATCCCTTGTGCTACCTTTAGTCCGTATTCCCTTTTTCTTTTCTTAGATGGTGCGTCCAAAGAGAGATTTAACAATTCATCTAAACTTGAGAATTGCATATTATTCCTTTTAAGCAAATATAGAATTTTATTAACAAACCTTTAGGATTCAGTCTATTGACTCCACTTCTCAAGAAGGTTGTAGTAGTACTCGTCCACATTTAGACCAGACCTCTTTCTTTTGTCTATCCATTCTATCAAGTAGTCTACTCGCATTTTTTTAGATTTTGGAACTACTTTGTACCCTCCATCCCAAAACGGAGTCATCATCTTTCTATACAAAATACTGCGCTTCTCCTTCTCCTCATCCGAGTATTTAGTACCTGTTGGCTGAGTAGTATGATAGTCACGCTTCATTGGCTTATTCTTTTCATAGTGTGCATAGTCCTGTCTAAACGCTAGGAATATATTGTCTACTATCTTTCTCCCCTTATCTGTAATAGCGTAGTGTGCATACTTTGGTGCACTCATAATGTAGCCATACTCAACCAGTTTATTCAAATATATTCTTGTTACTGGCTTAGAGCCTATTGTAACAAGATACTTGTTGATATGGTCTTTTTTCAGCATTGATATTCCGTATAGGTAAGACAAGATGAGTAGCTGCCTAATATCTACTTCATAAGCAGCCCTAGCCTTTTTCATAATCCTAAGAGCGTCATAAATCAGATATACACCAATCTCTCTATCTTTCATCTTCTGGTGCATATTGTGTATATACTCGTCTCTTTTAGCTACCAGTCTTTTATATCCATCTATCTTTGGCTTATACTTAGAAGATGTTTTCTTGACAATGTCATTAATGTCAATATTCATCTTGATGTCAAGACCTTTAAACTTTATTGTACGTGTTTTCACTTTTTGTTTTGTTTCGCAAGCTGCTCTATCAGCGGTATACCTTTCTTCTCTGCTTCTTTAGCTTCTTCCTCAGTCATCTTCATGTAGTTATTTCTCAGCCAGTTAGCTGATTCTACCATCTCACGAATTGAAGTTGTAATCTTTTGAAATCTGTCAAACGACCTGTCATCAGATTTGAAATCTAGTTCAAAATCATTCATAGAGCGTGATAGCTCATTCATCTTTCTGTTAAGAGAAAAGTATAGGGCAAACATGCCGTCTTGCTTGTACAGGAGAAGTTCGTTCTCCAGTTGTTTAATACGTTCTTCCATTTAGTTCATACATATGTCGAGCCTCATTTCGTCAAATGGTTCTGACTTAATAAGGTTTATGGTTCCTGTCTTTATTCCGTAGAATAAGTCTTCTATCTCATCCTCCTCTAGTTCATCAGCGGTGTCACAAAGTATTGCGTAGTAATGATGCGTGTGGTCAAAGAACTCTCTCGCATCACCAACAATATCATCAAAGCTGCATACAACACTTGTTAATTCAACTCTGTCATCAAAGAACAAACATACACCGCCAGTGACAAAATCCTCGTAAACGATGTCACTGATTCTGTAAACATACACGTTGGCTACATATCCCGTCTGCATGTTCACTAGCATCATCTTGTATTCTTGCGTAGTGTCCATGCTCAAATATAAGATTAATTATAAATGCCTAGCACATCACTTGTACTTATACGAATAGCCCTGCACTCTCTGTTGTTATGGTGGTAAACCATTTCATAATCAGAAAGTTTGTATGCAAGAATCGTGTCCCCTTCTTTTACATCTTCATATCCAGCAGGAACTTTAAGTATCTTAAACTTCATTGGCTCTGTCTTGTCTTCAAACTCTAATTCAGATACTCTTGGTTTTACAATCCTTTCTCCAAGTAATGTTCCATCTAGTGGAGTCAGAGAACCGTCTTCTTCTATCTTAGCATAAATTAATTCTGTAAGAGGAATACCAAGCCATACAAAATGTCCTTCTTTTCTGATGTATGCTGCTTCATTCATTATCAGGTTGTGGTGTACGATTATCTTGTCGCCAAGTTCGATATTTGTAACACCTTCACCGACGCTGACAACATCAGCAACTGTAGGATTGATTTCTCTATTGTTCTCTCCGTACTTTCTTCCTATGTAGAGATTGATTACGCTACCGTCTGGTAGTCTTACTTCGTGTGATTCTTTCTGTTCTAGGTGTGCCTTGATTATCAGGCTCTTGCGTTTTGCTTTCATGGTATTCTAGTTGTATTAATAAGTCAATGTAGTGCTTCGCTTTTAACAAGTCTTGCAATCCATTCTTTCTTCTATGTCGAGTTACATACTTTATGATATTCCCTTCAATGAAGGGTAGGTTGTTTTTGTGTATGAACTCTATTGGCTGTATGGCGTTGTCGCTATAATGCGTACCACCAATCTGGGTGTTTAGTGCGCTCATTGAGCAAATCTACTTCTTTTTGCTTGGAGAAGGAGTAAATTTTTTACCTACAATCAGCTGTCCTTTCTGTGTTCTGTTAGCAGGTCTTGGCACAATCGTGTTGTACTCAACTACCTCTTTCTTTTTTAATTTAATCTTTGGCATATCCTTTCATTTTCATTTTAGCAACGGCTATTGCAAATGCTGCTTTTTTAAGTTCCTCTTCTTTTTTCTCCATCTCATCTTCAAACTTCTCAAGACCGACTTCTTTTTCAGCTTCTTCAATGTACTCCATCATCTGCTCGTGATGCTCATACATTTTTTCTATTTTTTTATTTAACCTAACCTTTGCCATATTTTATTTTCTTTTCTTGCTCAAGCATTTGTTTAGTTGGCTTTTTAGGTGTAGCTCCTGTACGCTTATTGCGTTCAGCTGCTGCACGAATATTATCCCACAGACCTTTCTGCGAGTAACTACCATCTTTACGTTTAATTTTTACTTTCATTACTTATTGCTTTCAAGTAAACAAATAGGGCAGAGTCCATCAGCATCGACCTCTACTATATGGACTCCACACATTATTTGATTTTTTT